AGAGATACTGGGTGCTTACGCACCCTTCAAATTACTGCCACCCCAATTTCCAACACAGGTGTAGCCGCAACCATTTGGACTGCGGGTGCTACTGTTACTGCTGGTCAGTTCATTTTTAACAATATCTTTATCTATGAGGTGACCGTTGGTGGTGTGCTTGATAGTACGCCGCCACCGTATCCTGATTCTGGTTATACGTTCCCACCATCTACCCCATTTGCAAATGGCACAGCCACCTTGCAATACTCTGGCCCTGCGGAAATCATCCCCTATGCCACTATTGCCACGGGCACAACACTAGACATTTTGAACGTCAACATTTACTGGGGCAATAGCCGCATTCCTTTGCGGTACTTGCCCTGGTCAAACTTCAATGCACAACTACGCTACTGGCAAAACTATGTAGGTAGACCTGTGTGTTTTTCCGTTTATGGTCAAAACACCATTTATGTTGGCCCTGTTCCAGACCAAGCCTATGTTGTAGAGATAGACAGCACTATCCTACCGACAGCATTGAGTTTGAGTAGCCCCAACGTTAACGACCAAATACAAGACCCCTACACCACACCTGTAGCTTTTTATGCGGCTTACAAAGCCAAGTACAAAGAACAAAGCTACGGGGAAGCGGAAATATACAAACAAGAATACAACAAGCAAGTTCAAGCCGTGTTGAACTCTGTGTACACACGCAGAATCCCTGACCCCTACAGCACGTTCTAATCATGGCCTCCGCAGAACAAAAGAAATCTTATGCTGTCTATAAGAATTTCAAAGGTTTAAATACCAAGTCCAATAGAACGGCTATTGATGACGAGGAATTTGCTTGGATAGAAAATGCCATGCCTATTGGCTTTGGCAATATCAAGATTGTTCCCGCTCAAGTCACAGTTAAAGATGGCGGCAGCAATGCCATTTCTTTTGGAAACACAGTCTCTACGTTAACCAATACCAATCTTGGATTGTCTGACTATTTGTTGGCGTTTCAAGAAGATGGAAGAGGACAGTATGTTGTCATAGATACTGGCACTGTAGGCAATGTAGGCGTGACAGGCACATTTTCTTCTGCCAACGTGTCTATTGCTCAGTGGAAAAACGAGGAAGTATTTATTGGTGACCCCAACAAAGGACTCTTTACTTGGGACAGTACCGATTTGCTACAAGTTGGCGGTGTAGGTCAAATAGGGCTTACAAACAGAGGTTCTGGCTACACTTCTGCGCCAGCAGTCACTATCTCTGCACCTAACCAAACAAACGGCGTACAAGCTACTGCTGTATCCACAATCACGGCAAATGCGGTGTCCTCTATATCCATCACAGAAGGTGGTAGTGGATACACTTCTGCGCCAACAGTGACCATCACAGGCGGTGGAGGTAGCGGTGCTACTGCTATTGCTGAAATCTTGACCTTCAAAAAGGGTGCGTTGTTCATACAAGTGACCAACGGGGGTTCTGGCTACAACCCTGCCTCGCCTCCTGCTGTCACCATTACTGGAGGTGGAGGAGGTAATGCTACAGCCACGGCTGTTGTGTTTGGCAATGCTGTTACACAAGTCATCATGTCAAATGTGGGAGACAACTTCACAAGTGTGCCCACAGTCACGATAGCTGCACCTCCTACATTGTCTGGTAACGCCAACGCTACAGTAATTGGCGTTCCCAACTTAGAAGAAATATCTGCCGTTTCTACGTTTTCTGGTCGTGTGTGGGTGGCTACAGGTCGTACCGTGACCTTTTCCTCTGCTACCAGCCCTACAGATTTCACTTCTCTTTCTGCGGGTGCAGAGACAATTACAGACTCTACCTTGCGTGGCAACATTCAAAACATGGTGTCTGCCAATAACTTCTTGTACATTTTTGGTGAAGACAGCATCAACGTTTTTTCTGATGTCAGGATTACAAGCACTGGCGACACCCTGTTCACAAACACAAACGTGTCTGCGTCTGTAGGCAGTAAGCTCAAATACGCTGTTTACCCTTACTTCCGTTCTGTGTTGTTTATGAATAACTACGGCGTGTATGCCTTGGTTGGTTCAACAACGAGCAAGATTTCTGACCAACTAGATGGTATTTTCCCTTACATAGACTTCACCAAGCCTGTCACTGCGGGTCAAGTCTTGCTTAACAACATCCTGTGTGCTGCTTTCAATTTTTACTTGAACTCTAGCTTTCCCATTACTACGGGAGACAGGTTTGTCCAAGCTGTCTTTTTTGAAAAGAAATGGTTTATCACCAGTCAGGGTGCATTGCGATATGTCTCTTCTGCCCCTGTGGGTGGGTTGATTAACTTGTACGGGGTGACAGACACCGCTCTTTTCAAGCTGTATGGGGATGTGACAGCAAATGTGTCTAGTGAGATACAGACATCCCTGTCGCCTATGAAAGACCCTATCCGTACCAAACAAGCACTAAAATTTGGCATAGAAGCAACGCTTACCACGGGTGGGACGTTCAATGTGACGGTGGATAGTGAAAGTGGTTCTAGCCCTGTGTATACCTTGAATAACAGTGTTACTTGGTATAACAATCAAGGTGTAACGCTTACTTGGGTGAACAACTCTTCTACAACGATAGGATGGGTGGTAAGTACAGGGTATGCGTTGTACAAGTCAGATGCACAGCAGTATGGTAAGTATTTGGGGTTGACAATGACTAGCACAGACCCTGCGCTAACTGTTAACACAATTGAGTTTGAACATGAATTAAGAGTGAGGTTCTAAAATGGCTGTTCCTAATATTTTTGGCACTGCAACTGCGGCAATTCCGTTATCGCAACTAGACCAGAATTTTGCTACTGCGATTACGCTTGGCAATACTGCTGTCTATCTTGGTAACACCACAACCAGTCTTGGTAATGTGACGCTTACCAACGTCACTATCAGCAGTGGTAATGTGACTCTTACTGGCGCAAACGTAAGTGGCACTGCAAATGTATCCACTCTTGTAGTTACTGGAAACGCTGTTGTTTCTGTCACCGACAACACCAACGCAGCCCTTCGCATCACTCAGCTTGGTACAGGCAATGCGTTGCTGGTTGAGGACTCGACCAATCCTGATTCAACGCCGTTTGTGATTGATGCAAGTGGTAATACTCTTGTAGGTTCCCTTGTCGCATACGCAACGGTTGATAGCAGTAACACGGCACGCACGCCTTTGTTGCAAGACCACGGGTTGAGCCAAAGCACAGCGCATACGGCTGTTTTTAATTGGTCATCAAGCACTGGTTCAGCAGCTTATTTATCTTTAAACAAAAGTAAATCTAATGCTATAGGAACACAAACAGCCGTTTCTCTTAATGATGACATTGGAGCTATTAACTTTGCGGCAAGCGATGGCACAGCTTTTGTAACTGCTGCCAATATCCTTGCAGAAGTAGACGGCACGCCCGGCACAAACGACATGCCCGGACGCCTTGTCTTCAGCACCACTGCGGATGGTGCATCATCGCCCACTGAGCGTATGCGTATCGCTAGCACAGGTCAATTTACCTTTACTACAGCAGATATGACTGTGGCTAACCCTTCGGCGACTACATTTAACACAACGTTTAAAGCCGCACAGACTGGCACCTCAATAGGAGTTATATCCACATACAACACGGATGCAACTTATACAGGCGCTGGTGGAATTATTGGTTTTTACGCAAACCAAGGTACTTTTACAGTTGCGCCAGCAATTCAATATGGGTTTGCTTACCCTTCTGGTAACACTGGCGGAGTCATCAACTATGCTTTTTACAGCAACATGGCAAGTGGCACAGGGCGATACAACCTTTACATGAATGGTAACGCAGTAAATTACCTTGCAGGTAATCTAGGGATTGCAACCCTTGCACCCGCCTGTGCATTAGACGTTACTGGCGGTATTCAAACTTCTCGTACCGCAGTCACAGCGCCCGCCGCAACAGACGGTAACGTATTCAGCGGTACTTATACGCCTACGCTCACTAACACAACAAACGTAGCTGCAAGCACAGCTTACGAGTGTCAATATATGCGTGTTGGAAACACCGTCACTGTTAGCGGACAAGTTGATATTGACCCCACGTTAGCCGCAACAGACACAGTTCTTGGAATGACTTTGCCGATAGCTTCTGCTTTAGCGGCAAACCGACAGCTAGGTGGTACGGCTGCAAACTCTACGGCGGGTCGTTATGGTGAGGGCGTTGCAATAACAGCAGACCTTACAAACGATAGAGCGCAATTTTTGTTGCGCCCAACATCAATAAACAACAGTAGTTACGGCTTTTCATTTACATATAGGGTACTTTAAATGAACTCAATCACATTCAACACAGAAGAATCTAAGCTCATCATCACCTTTGAAGATGGCACAACAAAGGAATACCTACAAGCAGACAAGGAGCAATACCTTGCTGACTACCCTGACCGTGCTGCTGATGTAGTGGCGATGGGTTGGTAACAAAGGAAAATACCATGACAACAGCAACAGGAGTACCTTGGTAATGAGTTTAGAGACAGACTTCTACGCGCACCAAGCGTCTTGTGATCAGCGATACAAGAACATCGAAGAGAAGCTGGAGTCTGGTAAAGCTCGCATGACGCGGATTGAATACCTGATCTACATTGTCATCGCCGCAGTGCTGCTCGGCCCAGGCTTTGCCTCTCAAATGGTTATGAAAATGTTGGGGCTGTAAATTGATCCAATCACGCTATGCATCATGGCCGCTGGAATCTGTAAGCAGATTCAGGCAGGCTGTGATTTGTACCGTGAGTGCAAAACTCAGTTTGTTGAGATAAAAAAGACGGCTGATGAGGTTGCTGCAATTGGCAAAGAGGCATATGGGTTCTGGAAACAGTTATTGCAATTCTTTGCTGGCAAACCAAAACAACAACAGCAATCCAA